TAAGCCATTGCGGCTGCCCATTTAGCATGATTAACTGCTACCACCAATCTATCTCTAGCGTTGGCAACACGACTTTCAATTAAACTTTGTTTCTTGGGTTTTATTTCAACAACTTCAGCAAGTTGTTTACCGTATTTGTTTTGATATACTACAAAAAAATCTGGGATGTACATATGTACCTTGCCATCTAATGGGCTTCTATATGGAATAGACATTGATTCACTAGCCCAACTAGTTACATTTTTATTACTATCACAAAATGTCATAAAGGTTAATTCCCAACCTGATCTATATTTAGGTGCGTGTTTGCCTATATATTTGTGTCCGTTTTTTGGCGTAAATATGCCTTGTGCCCATTTAGCCATGATTACTGCACGATGTTACGTGATACCGGTTGATTTGATTTGGGAACAATAGCAATGCCGTATAATGAAGTTTTGCTTTTGAAACTATTAAGATAGTAAGCAATAGTTTGATTCATTTCCATTTTGGTAGTACCTTTAATTTGATCTAACAAATCAAGCACTGGAATTTGTGTTTCTTGTGATATCCTAAATAATACAGCAGTAAAATTGGCCGCTATATTTTTTGATGCACAAACTGATAAAAAGTAGCCATGTACGATATCGTATTCATTAGCATTAACGACCAAATTGATGGAGTAAAATGAATCAAATATTCTAACTGTTTGATCCATTGATGTTCTAGTATCTAATATTCTTGGCATAGTATTATTTATTACTTAAATATTAGGGATTTCTTTTGCCGGCGTATGGATTTGGTCCTATTTGTGCAGGACTTGCGGTTGCATTTGGTGGAGTGCCGGCGGTGCCTAAGCTAGTAGGAGTTGCACCAAATATAGGTGTAACAACATTTATGTTTCTATTGGGTGTTTGTTGTACTGCATTTGTAATACCAGCAACAACTTCAGATTTTACTAGATTTTTAATAGGTACATTTTTAAATGTATTATATGTGGTGCCGGCTGCTTGAATAGCACCCAAGATATTACCCTCTGCTAATGCTGACATTGTACCACCTACACCATCTACTAATCCACCTTGACCTAATATAGTACCATTTGCTCCCGGTCTTGCTATAGGACTTACAGTTCTATCATAGTTAGCATTAAGACCAAAACCAGTAACAATGTTACTGGGAGTTCTACCATCGATAGCACCTTCGTTATACACTACTGTTTCATAATCTAAATTCATTTGCATTTCCATAACACCACTGCCCTCACTATAACTATAAGTGTCATGGTCAAATTTACTAATGATAGGATTAATTAATGTATACGCTACAAAGTTATGTCTACTTAATCCAAACACAGTAATGTTCTTAAAGAAAGGTATTTTATGTCCATCTGGATTAGGTGTCTCACCTATATATCCCCAATCATCATTGCCTGTTATAGATTTTGTATATGTTGTTCGTTCGTTATAAGTAGCTAATGTTCCTGTTGTATTTACTGCGCCTCCACGTGCGCCTGCAAATACAACTTTAGGTTTTGTGCCATCTGAGTAATTGTAGTTGTAATATGCTTTCCATAAATTACGAATCATGTTACCATTATCATCGTGAAAAGAAATATTAACAGGATCATATTTGATTTTTGTTTGTACAATTCTTTTACGATTATACTGATTCATTTCAGTAGTATTAAATGAATATCCCGGTAGTTTGACTGTCTTAACTGCTAAACCAAAATTAGCACCTGTACTAACATTCTCTGAATATGCTTGAGGATTTATTTCAAAATAAACATGAAAGAGGAATTTAAATTTAGGAGCGTTTTGATAACCATTAGGCCTAAATGTTTTACTGGCATGCGTATAATCACGAAGGAAATCGCTGCCGAAAAATGTTCCGGCAGCGTCCTTTAATAAGTTCTGAAAAAATCCAGACATTAGCTAGATTCCTTTAATTAAAATTAAACAGAACTACCGATACCTGTAGCGATTGCACCTACTGTACGACCAACACTTGCACCAACGCCAGAACCGATTGGTGATTGAATTGCGTTATCATAACGTAATGTCAATGCAATTTTTACTGCTTCGTTTGCACTATAGTTTAGTGTGTCATAGTTTGCTGTCTGTAAGAAGCAACCATATAGTTCCCATGTCTCTAGTACGATTGGGGCACTTGCACCGTTACCACCGTCTAAGATTTCAATGTTCGTTTGGAACTTATAATCTTGACCAGTTGCGGCACTTGCTTGTTCAACAAAGTCCATTTGCTTCTGTAATTGTTGACCAACTAATCTGCTTACTGTATTTGATGCATCATCACGAACATTAATGTTCATTGGGGCCCATGTATGTTTACCTGCTAGATACATTGTTGAGTTGTATATTGGTATTGTAACTTCAGCAAATGATAAGTTAGGACGAGAGCAGTCAATAACTTGTTTAGTTAATTCAATTGAACTAGCACTTGCGCCAAAATTCAAAAAGTTTACTCTGAATCTAAATTGTAGTTTTGGCATTAACAAGCCCTGATTGCCACCGGCGTTATCAGATGCTACTGTCATGTTAAACAATGATTGTGAGGCTGTTGCCATTTTTGTTTCTCCTGTTATATATATTTATCTTTTAAATTCCCCTATTGCTAGGGGATATTTAGATTACTGTGATAATTCACCTGTGTTCAAAACTCTTACTGGAATGTAGATGAATTCAGCTGCCTTAACGGGCTCAATTGCAACGTCAATCCAAAGTTCGTTTCTGTCAATTCTAGCAGGAGTGTTGTTTGACTCATCACACACTACTAGATAATCATACAATCCACGTTTAGCAACTAAATCAACCATCAATGTTTCTACAACACCAGCAATTTGATTACGTGTTAATGCGTCATTTGGTTCGAATACAAACGGTCTTGCTGCCAATGTTAATTGTCTACGGATGTAAGCAATTAGTCGTGCAACGTTTACTCTGTCTAATGCACTTTGTGAATTGAAACTTGTTTTGTTACCGTAGTTCAACAAACCAACACCAGTGAAGAACACTAATGGGTTGATGAAATTGATATACAACACATCACGTATACCAATACGTGTTTTAGTTGTAATAAATTCACCAGTAGTTGCATCCAAATAACCAATGTTTGTAGCATTGTCAATTGTACCACGACGAGTACCGGCAGCCGCTAACCATGGATAACTGACTGTATCGTTACGCAAGAATGTACGCAACATCATGTGGCTTGGTGGAACAGCAACTAAGTTACCAGATAGATCCGGAGCAATTCCACTTGGGTAGAATAGACCTAGATATGTATTACGTGTTACACAACCTGCTTCTCCTGTACTTTCTGCGCCGGCTGCGTTAGTAGCCCACGCTTGAATTGCGGTAGCATCGTCTGGTAATCTCATTGGAGTATCACCGATGATATAAGCTGTTTCACCACGATTAGCATTCACTACAACCATGTTAGGTTGTAGTTCTGGATAGTATGGTGCTGCCATCAAGTTGAAGTAATTATCTTCATCAAGTATATCAGTATTTGTATCAATTACAGAACGTAATGATTCTACAACCATATTACGTTGTGCTTGACGACCCATGTACGGAGATCCGTTTGCTTGATTACCACTTACAGATACCCATGTATAACTATACAATGGTAAATTAGCCTCGTTAGTAGGATCTGATGGATCGTAAGCACCTGCATCTGGATAGTTTGCACTTGTAAAATAATTTGTTCTAAATTGTTTTACATTATATCCTGAACGGCGTGTGTTGAATAACAACATACCATTTGGATATAGTGACGGAGAAGGTGCATCTAAGTCAACATAGTTACTATCTAGTAAACTAGTAATTGTTGGGACAGGATCATCTGCTGGATTAATAGCACCACTTGTACTCCAACGTGCATCTAAGAATGTAACACCTGTGCTACCAGTTTGGTCACTATTATCTAAACGAACCCACTGATCTATACTGTCAACTGATTCCCAACGATTGATTAATGGATATGTTTCTAAGTCACTAGTGTCAATCCAGATATCACCGTATACTAATGCTGTGCCGTCACTTTGTGTTGTTGGTTCACTGGCAGTGCAAATTGGACCATTTGGATCAGTTGCATTGGTACCTGTTGCTGATGGGAAACCTGAACTATCATAATTCAATGTACCATAGCCATTCCATTGACCATTATAGTTTACCAAAATGTCAACTTGATCTGCTACTGAGTAGAACCAGTTTGTATTGTTAGTTGGTAATGCGACTGGAGCACCTTCGTTTGCTATATAATCTAATAGATTCCAATCACTAATTTGAATTAGATAATCTTGTGGAAGAGTTACACCGGATACAAATGTTACACCTGTTACAGGACCTGTTGCGCCACCGCCACTGATACTTGTAACCACGACTACTAAGTCGTTGTCAGTACTGGCTCCACCTAAACTTGTGTATGGGATTGTGATTTGATCTCCAACTGCATAACCAGTACCACTTGATGCACCAGACACACCGTCACCTACTAATATGTATTGACCGTAATATAATCTAACTACAATAAATGCTCCTGTTCCGCCCACCGGTGGAGTAGGATCTTGCACAGTAACTGTATGATTCAGTGAAAACCCTGTCTTTACATTCGTAGTACTGTCTGCAATTAAACCTGCTTGGTTTAAAATATCTGCATTTGAACCTGCGTATATAGAACTAGAAATGTACCAGTCACTCATTGATATAATGCCACCTTCAGTCTGTGTCAATTGAATTGCACCATCAGTAGTTACTGCACATGTAGTATTAGGAATTCCGGCAGCTGACCATGCAGTCACAAAATCTGTGGGTTCATCACCGTCTGATAGAGGACCTACT